TAATTGCGATGTACTACCTACAGTAATTGGTAAATGGGATGGTGTTGAATAGGCTTTTGCAGGCGCCATCACATCCCAAACTAAATTAGTTGTAAAATTTGCTACAAGTTGTGGTGGAAGTATTAAAGCACCACCACATCTTATGAGAAAGTATCCGGGAGTTCCGGTTTGGGTTAAAGCTTCTAATACCTCAACTGTCATTCCAACCATTATAGCATCGGGCGGCATGGTTGATGTTTCATCCAAATCTATAAATCCTCCACTCCAACCATCCACACTAAAATCATAAATTGCAGAAATATAATGAGGTTTTGGATTACTTGAACTATTCATAATACTTTATTTGTCTTTTTTATCAGAACCTTTTTTTACGTCATATTTGTTTTTATTCTCACGTGCTATTTCAAGATTTGTATTTGCAATCTGACGCTGTGTAGATAACTTCTGTCTTTCAATATCTATTTTTGAATCATTTGTAGCATCTGTTCTAGCTGCCTGTTCTCTTTTGAAATTCATTTGCTCTCTATACTGATCTCTTTGTTCCATGTCTTTCATTGCATCACGGAAATCACTTTGATCATTTTGATTTATATCTGATTGTGCACCAAAACCAGCGGCTTTAATCTCCGCAACCATGAGATCTTTTTTACGTTCTTCAGCACTTTCTGTTTGTAAGAACTCACGTTCAGCTTGTTTTTCTTGAGCTTGAGCTTGAAGTTGCTGTTCTTGCATTTGTTGCTGTTGTTGTGCTTGCGCTTGCTTCTCTGCTGTTTGTTTGGTTTCAGCCCCTTTAAGTATAGTGGACACTTCAGCAATTGAACTTGCTTTAATAATACCACCTAAGTCATATATGCTTGCACCTGTAGTATTATTAGTTAGAGCCATTTGTTTTAGTTGATCTAATACTGCTCTATGATTTGTTTTTGTTGTGCAAAATATATTAAAGTCCCTCATTAATAATTCAGTACCATTAATAGTAAAGTTTACTTTTTCAGCTTCACTAGATATGTAGTTTAATCTTACACTAGGAACTCTACTATGATAATACTGTGAAAGATCAGTTCTCATTTGATGCACTCTAGGCATTAAATAATCTGAATGCTGTATAAAGTACATTTCTGTTTGTGCATAAGAAGCTTGCACAGCCTGTGTAACCCCAGTAGCTGTTTGTCTTGCAACTTCCTGCCCCATTCTTTGTGGATTAACTCCAATAGCTTCAAATGCTTGATTCTTAAAATGATTAGCTAATTGTATTCTAGACATTAATCTATTTGTTTGTTCTAGATTTAATGTTTGATAATGATTAAAGTTTGTAGCATTTTCTGTATTAGTTATGGAAGTATCTAATGGTAACATACCAAAATCTTTCATAGCTACATATGCTTTTGCCATATTGTTTTTACCCCAGTCTTCTCCCATAGAGTGACGAGGTAATGCATTTTGATCAAACATAATAACAGTCCCAAGCTCATCTACAAGAATATCTGCTATTTGGTTGTTGACCATGTTGTACCCCACTTGATAAGGTTTCATTAAATCAACTAAAGAAGTTGACTTTGTATTTCTATCAGAATAAACTCTTCCTTCAATTGGTAGTTTACAGCCATATAAATTATTGTCCCCTTTAAATTGAAACTGCACCCTTCCTGGTTTCTTTTTATTTATACCTAAGTATATTGGATCTAGGTCTGAACTAACTTGTGTTCTCCATGAACCTGGTAAGTTTCTTCCTATTTTAGTTCCACCCCAAACTTCATTAATCCATATCCAATCTACATGCTCCCCTTCTATAAGATTATCTTTTGATTTTTGTTTGAATAGAACAGTATTGTAAATTGGCTTGTGTGTTGTCTTAAAACTTTCATCAACAATTAATTGTTCTACCTCACCATTATCAAACACCCTTGTCATGTGACCTACTTTTCTTTGAGTCTTCCAATATATTTGTGATACTCTTAACATCTCTGAGTCTCCCCATGATCTTACATCCTCACTTTCATTTAATATTTCACTCACCACATCTCCTCCTCCCCCTGGATTAGTTGCCCAGTTACTCATAAATTGTCTATATCCTAATGATGGTGATTGTGTATTCCACTTATGACTTTTTGTTGGATCATAATATGAACCATCATTCTGTACTCCGGTTTGTTGATATATAGCAGATTTTGCAGGATGAATAGATTCTAAAGACTCTAATTCTTCTTTAGTCATTAAGTATCCGTATGAATCAATTGTATCTGAGATAGTTAGCATCTCACACTTACCAGCATAGTTAGAATCAGAAATATATCTTACATCAGGTGACTTTTGGTAGAATGTTAATACTGGATTCCACAACTCTACATCATAATCATCTTCTAACATTTTAAAATGCCAAAATTCTCTATCACAAATAAGCATATCTCTAAACCCTCTCTCCTCTAACTCTTTCATTTTAAATCTTTCCTCATCTACATTCATTTGATGAGTCGCCCATTCTTCAACTAAACTCCTATAATCTTTTTGGAAAAATTCTTCTATTTCTGGTAATGACTTTAAAGATTCTGGATCTAATTTTTTTTGTGCTTCTTCAGATGCAGGGTCAAGACCAAGCTTAATCATTTCATGTGTCATTTTAGACTTTGCATCAGCTAATAAATTTTCTTCAATGAGTGATCTTTTTTCCTCTATCATCTCATTATATGATAAATCATCCACTGCTCTAAATTGTACTTTTGAAAATCTTTTAGAAAACTCTCCGGTTAGAACATTAACAACATTAGGTATAATAGGATAAAATCTTAACTCCAATGCTGACTCATCTTCTTTGGTTAAGACCTCCATTAGATCTTTATAGTCATTATCTGGCTCAGTAATATAATCTGTTTTATCTATAATCCCTTTTGCTAGTTTATAGTTTTTAAGAAGCTTTCTAGCATTGCCCTTTAAAAAATTCATACCTTGAACCTCTAGCCAATCTAAATTCCATGCTGCCCAATTTTCATCTTTCTTTTTTGCAGAAAGAAATTGCACAGGTTGTGTTAAGCTAGATGTAGCAGGATACTTGCTTGCCTCAACTTTAGCACCTTTCTTTAATTGTAGGGCATTAAATACTCTCATACTTTTATATAATTATATAACTAATTTGTAAATTACCTGCTGTTGTATTTTGAATCCAATTCATTATTTTATATTTTTAAATGGAGATCTTCTCGATGTATTACCATTTGACCTAGTTTTTCTTCTACCAATGTTCTTAAAAGGGTTCATAGATAATTTATACAAATTTTTGGAATTTTCCAAGTTATTTGATGACTTATCACTCTCTTTACGTTTTAAATATCCCCTATTAGACTGTTGGACTCTTGCAAATGCAACTAATGCTGCAAACGCAACTAACCTATCTACGTTGAGACCAGGGTAGTATTGTGACATTTCTGTTAACAACATTTTGTCTGGTATTCTTTCAACACCTAATGTTTGACTAATTATTTCACCATTGTCATCTAGCTCTTCATCTATTGCTTCACGTATATATTCAATTGCATAAGATATAAGATGATTCTTAAATAAAGTTCCTGTATTCTTCCAGCCATATTCTGCAAATACACTTGCATTAGACCCTAAGTCTTTTAGGAATAATATTTGTTGTTTTGGAACAAGATATTTTTGTTTTCTTTTAGCAATCATATGTTGTATAAATAAAGAAATATTATTCTCAACTATAGTCCATGCTTTATACCATTCAATTATTAACTCTAAACGCTCATGTGTTTTATTAATATCATCAAATCTTCCGCACCATGATGCAACAATTTTATCTTTCTCAATAAATGTTTCTTGTCCATCAGGAGTATCTCTAGTTATTTCAATAGGATTCTTGTAAACAAATATACTACATAAAGAATCTGATGTGGTTGTTTTACCTTCTGATACAGGGTCAATAGATGCATAGTATGTTCCAAACGCTGGATTATCAATTGGCCTTTCCCAAACAATTAAACATCCTGTTTTGTCTTCTAATTTTTTCTTTACTGGAAAAGTAGTTATGGGTAGTTTTTTAGTTCTTTTAGCAATGATACCTTTTGAGTCTCTTTCTAATTCAATAAACTCATACGCATATTTTTTATCTTCAATACGTTTTTGTTGTTCTGCAATTACACCTTGTGGAAATACTGCAGCTTTTCTGTACGCAAATGCTTCTGCAATGTTGATTGGTTTTTGAGATATACGTAATTGATATTGCTCTGGTGCTAAATCTTTTTGCCATTGACCCCTTTCTTGTACAATTGCTTTTAGTGATTCCTTAATTAATGAGTTACCGAATTTATCAATATAAGGGGGCATAGACCATTGTTCAGGTATAAATAACCCTGCTATACCTATACCATCTTTATCATCCATTAAATCAGTCTCTACAGCATATATATCATTTGCTTGTGGATTGAGTATAAATTCTTTGAGTGGATTGCATTGTTGTAAATCACCTACAGATCCTGCTGCAATAAACATACCTGTAGTCATCATACCTGATGTCATTGCTGGTCTAATATACTCATACGTCATATCCATCTTAGGAGCAATACCTGCTTCCTCATGAAAGAAATATGTACAAGGTCCACCTACACCTGTAGTAGCATTTTTCTCAAATGATGCACCTTGTATTTTAGACATAAGACCTTTGTTAGTTTTTCTGTTATTAATTCTAACTTCAATCTTTTGTTCCCATAATAAAACTTTTTCTGGAGTACATGGTCTATACCAAGCAGTATGTTCATTAAGAAAAGTTTTATATTCATCTAAAAACTTCCATGATCCTTTATCATTAATATAATCTTTTAGAGACGCACCTATCTTACATATGGATCCTTCTTCAAACCAAAATTGATTTAAAAGTTTAGCCATATGAAAATATGAAGATGCTATCTGACGTTTCTTAAGTATAGCAACATGTTTGTTATGCAACTCAGCAAGTATCTCATAGAGAGCCATATGATATTGAGCATCTCTGATCTTAGCAAATCCATATTTTTTTTCCTCTTTGTCAAATATTGGTAAAAAGTTTAACCACATATAGTAATCTCTACTTAAATAGAAAACGTTTTTTTTACCATGATATAATACACCTACTCTACATTTAAGTTTTTGATCTTCCCAATATTTATTAAAATCTTTTGATCTAAAAGGTTTATCACAATAGAATCCTTGTTTATTAAACATAATAGCTTGTTCATTAAACAATAAAGCTATATCATCAAAATCATATTGGCCTGGCTCTTTAAATAAGTTAATAAGATATTTAGTCCAATCATCTTTTGTTTCAAAGTCTGTTGTAATCCAAGATTCATTCTTATATGTTGGTATAGAAGTATACATTACTCATCATCAACAATAGCCCATACATCTTGCTGTCTAAGTAATAAATGACTTTCATCCATGTGGTCTACCTTAACAGGTTGTACAAATTGATTAAAAAGTACTACCTCTCCTTCAAACACTCCTTTAACTTCATCACCTATTCCTACAACAGTACCACGGTCTTCTTTTGTTTGGTTAGATTCTGGAATGTATATGTTTGTATTAGTATATGTTTCCTCAGCACTGTGTTGTTTTATTAGAAGTCTATCTCCTATTGGTCTAATTTTACTCATTTTAATTTAGTTTTAATT